ATACCTGGACGCAGTTAACTTTCCCGGTGGATCAAACCCAACTGCTGATCCTTTGGCGGAATTTGCCGACGATATTTACTACGTGGACCGAAAGTCGCGTGAGACAAGAGACGTTGTGGAGTTCGAGCTCGCCGCGTCCTTTGATCTTGAAGGCGTGACTTTGCCGCGCAGGCAGATTGTTCAGAACGTATGTCCCTGGCGTTACCGTGGAGCTGAGTGCAGCTACACCGGCGCGAGCTATTTCAATGCCAACGACCAATCGGTAGCGTCAAGCAGTCAGGATGCATGTGGCAAGCGACTAGCTTCATGCCAAGCGCGTTTTGGTCAAAACGCAGAGCTGCCATTTGGTGGTTTCCCGGCTGCTGGATTGATCCGCTGATGCTGACTGAGAACAAAGGGCTGGCAATGGCGCACGCTCGTGACGAATACCCGCGTGAATCGTGCGGCTTGCTCCTAATCCGCAAGGGGCGTGAGGTGTACCGACGATGCCGAAACATCGGCGTGGGCACGGATCAATTCGTTATCCACCCCGAGGACTTCGCACAAGCCGACGCGCACGGTCATATCGTGGGCGTGGTGCACAGCCATCCTGGTTTACCGCCAACACCGAGTCAGGCCGATCGGGTGGCTTGTGAGGCCAGCGGTTTACCGTGGCACATCGTCAGTTTCCCAAGCGGTCAATGGGGGAAAATTGAGCCTTCTGGCTATGTTGCACCGCTTGTGGGTCGTGAGTGGTCTCACGGTGTTCTTGACTGTTACGCGTTGCTGCGCGACTGGTTTCAGTTGGAGCGTGGGGTGGAACTGCCCAACTTCACACGCTTTGATGACTGGTGGAAACGTGGTGAGAACTTGTACATCGACAACTTCGAAAAAGTGGGCTTTGCGCAAGTGAAGCCAGAAGAAATTCAAGCGGGTGATTGCATCTTGATGCAGGTGGCGTCTCCCGTTCCCAATCACGCCGCCGTCTATCTCGGGGATGGGCTGATCCTGCATCACTTGCAGGGACGGCTTTCGAGCCGAGATGTCTACGGTGGTTACTGGCAAAAAGTTACAACGCACGTCATTCGATATGGTCACAGTCATTCTTCTTGGTGAACTCGGTCGTTGCTTTGGGCGCAGGCACAGCCTTGCTATTTGCTCGGCTGCCGAGGCGATTCGAGCGCTGTCGGCCAACTTTCCAACCTTTGAGCGCGAGTTGGTGGCCTCGGGTGAACGAGGGGTTGGCTACCGGGTGCTTGCTGGCCGGGATTCCCTGAGCTTGCAGCGCTTACACGAGCCCACTGGCTCCCAGCGCATCACGATTGCGCCGGTGGTGTCGGGTGCTGGTGGCGATGGTTTAGGTCAAATACTGCTGGGTGCAGCCCTGTTGGCTGTCGCATGGTGGAACCCACTTGGTTGGGCTGCATCGGGTGCGTTTCTGTCTCAGGCCACGCTCTACTCGGTGGGCACAGCCATGATTCTTGGCGGTGTGGCGCAGATGATCGCACCCACGCCCAAAGCCTCTGAGCCGTCTGAGCGTCCAGAAAACAAGCCCAGCTACAGCTTCAACGGTGCAGTCAACACGACCGCTCAGGGCCACCCCGTGCCAGTGGGATATGGTCGATTGATTGTGGGTTCAGCCGTGATCAGCGCTGGTATTGATGTCGACGAGATTCCTGCATGACTGATCTGATTATTGGTGCAGGCGGTGGGGGTAAAGGGGGCGGAGGTGCCAGCGCACGCGTGGCCCAAGAAGCGCCTGACAGCTTGCGCTCCAAAGCCTATGCTCGGGTTGTCGACCTCATTTCCGAGGGCGAGATTGAGGGTCTGGTCGATGGACTGCAATCTGTTTATTTGGACGACACACCCATACAGAATGCCGACGGTACAACCAATTTTTCTGGCGTGACGCTTGAGACCCGAGATGGCACCCAGCAGCAAAGCTACGTAGCCGGATTCTCTTCTGTCGAAAACGAGGTGCCCGTTGGTGTGGAGATCAAGGCGAGCCAATCCGTGGTGCGCTCAATCACTGATCCGGATGTGGATGCCGTCAGGATCAAGGTGAGTGTTGGTCAACTGACCAACCAAGACACGACCAATGGAGACCTCAACGCAAGCTCAGTCACATTCGCCGTTGACCGGCAGGTCAGTGGTGGCGGGTTTGTCGAAGTGATCAACGACACGATCTCAGGCAAGACCACGACCAAGTACCAGCGCAGTTACTACGTGCCACTCGCTGGTAGCGGACCTTGGGAAATCCGTGTACGACGCATCACAGCAGATTCCACCTCCAGCGCCATCCAGAACAAGACCTATCTGGACTCCTACACCGAAGTTGTTGAGAGCAAGCTGCGTTACCCCAACAGCGCCTTGGTTGCATTGAGGGTAGATGCTTCGCAGTTTTCGGCGATCCCTCGGCGCAGCTACGACATGAAACTGCTGCGTGTCCGTGTGCCGGTGAACTACGACCCTGGTACACGCGCCTACAGCGGCGTGTGGAACGGAACCTTCAAAATCGCATGGACCGATAACCCTGCCTGGTGTTTCTATGACTTAGTCACCAGCACCCGGTACGGCTTGGGTGGATACATCCCTGAGTCACAGGTCGACAAATGGGCGCTATACCGAGTAGCGCAGTACTGCGACCAATTGGTACCTAATGGACTGGGCGGTTTTGAGCCACGCTTTACCTGCAACCTGTACCTTCAGACGCGCGAGCAGGCTTACAAGGTCGTGCAGGACATGGCGTCAATTTTTCGGGGCATGGTGTACTGGTCGGGTGGTGCGATCACGGTCACGCAGGATGCACCCAGTGATGCGGTTTACCAGTTCGCCCCCGGCAACGTGGTGGACGGTGAGTTTGCCTACCAAGGGTCCTCCGCCAAAGCTCGTCACACCGTGGCACTCGTGACTTGGAATGATCCAGAGGATTTCTACCGTCAGAAGGTTGAATACGTCGAAGATGCCAACGGTATCGCCCGCTACGGGATTGTGCAAAGCGATGTGGTAGCGCTCGGTTGCACTGCGCGTGGTCAGGCCCACCGGTTGGGCAAGTGGCTTTTGTTCTCCGAACAATCAGAGTCAGAAATTGTCACTTTTCGCACGGGTTTGGAAGGTGCAGTGGTGCGCCCAGGCGATGTCATCAAGGTAGCCGATCCTGTGCGAGGCGGTATGCGACTAGGCGGTCGCATCGCCGGTGCAACGGTCGGCACTGTCACGATCGACCAAGAGTTGCCCGCAGATTTGCCATGGCGTCTTTCGGTTATTGTGCCTAGTGGCGTTGTTGAGGAGCGTCTGGTTGGGCCTGTATCCGGTCGCACTCTGACAGTGACAATACCTTTTAGCTCGCCCCCACAAGTTGATGCCATCTGGGTGCTTGCGTCCTCAATCATTGAGCCACAGCTTTTTAGGGTGGTCGCGGTTGCTGAGCGCGATCCGGGTGTCCATGAAGTAACGGCTCTGGCGCACAACCCTACAAAATATGCCTCGATTGAAGAAGGGCTCACACTTCAGCCACGCTCGATTGCTGTGCTCTCGGACATGCCACCACCGCCTACGGGGTTGGCAATGCAAGAGAGTCTGTACCGGGTGAAAGACCAGGCTCAAGTCTTGGTCCAAGTCTCTTGGGCCGAGGTTCAAACTGCCATTGCCTACCGGCTGTCTTACCGGGTCGCAGGTGGAAACTTCGTAAGCTTGCCACTGACCAGCGCCAACTACGCTGAAATTCGTGACGCCCAAGAGGGGCAGTACGAATTCAGTCTGAGGGCCATTGGCATCACCCGTAAGGAGAGCGTTCCCGCAACGCTCAGTGGGGCAGTGCTGGGCAAGACGCTGCCGCCATCGGACGTCACGGGATTTACGGTTCAGCGCCGAGTTTCAGACTTGATGATGGCCTGGGATGAACTGCCTGATGCTGACCTCTCAGGCTACGAGGTGCGCGTGGGTCCAGGTTGGGATAACGCGCAATTGGTGGCCAAGACATCAGGTACGCAGATGTTGCATGACCAAAGTGCAGCAGGTCAGTACCCGTATCACATCCGTGCGATTGATACGTCTGGGAATTACAGCGCGCATGTGACAACCTTTGTGCTGAATTTGCTTGCTCCGAGTACGGTTCGCCAGTTCGATGTTGTGCAATCGGCCAACCGTTTGGAATTTCGCTGGCAACCCAACCCTGAGCCAGAGGTGGTGGGCTACGAGTTGCGCGAAGGGGCGGCTTGGGACGCTTCGCTTTTCGTTGCCGAGGTGAAATCCACCAGCTACACGCTTCCTTCAGGCTTTGATGGTGAGCGTAAGTTTTGGATCAAAGCAATTGCGTCTCCCGGGATTTACAGCGACACCCCGACCTTTGTCTCGACGGTGGTGGCCCAACCCCAAAACGCCAATCTGATCCTCGCCCGCGATGAGCAGGCTCTGGGGTTTCCTGGCACCAAGCACTTCGCGTCGGTCGTCTCTGTCAATGGCCGCAATGTGCTGCGCATGAGCACCGGTGCCCAGACGGCTGAGTATCTGTTTGAGTTGGACTTGGTCTCACCCATCCGTGCCCAGAATACGCTGCTCAACAGTTTGGGTGCATCGGTTGATGACCGTACAACATGGCTGGAGGCGAACTTTCCTTGGGCCAGTGATGCTGCCAAACGCCAATGGGCTTATGACGGCGCCATTGCCAACGTGGACGCGCGGTTTCAAATTGCGCGTGAAGATGCGCTGCAAGCTGGAGAAATGTACGGCTGGCGGCTTAATGGTTCCACCGACGGTCTTGGTAACCCGTTGCTAAGCCAAGCAGCAAGCGTGACCTATGGTGCTGGCCGGTATGGTGATGGTCTGATGGTCAAGGACACGACCCGAGTCGCTTGGAGTGTGAGCATCCCAGAAGTCTTTCACACCTCATTCTGGTTTGCGCCATCTGAGATTACGACTTGTGTGATTTGGACGGCGACAGGTTCATCGGGGCAACTGCTCGTGGGCTATGACGCTTCAAATGGCTACTTTTTCTTGGAAGACCATCTCGCCAGGCGCGTGAACGCTCCGTTCCCTGCATCCATTGCTGACCGAATTTGTCTTGGCGTTTGTCAAACCGCCAGCGAGCGCCGACTCTTTGCCGCACGAATGGGCGGTGATGTTGAGTCCGCGAGCGCATCACTGTTACCGATTGGCCCGTTTACAAGCTTGCGTTTGTACTAGACCCAATTTATCCAAATTCCATCCCAACCGTGGCGCTGCTCTCGCAAGAGGCGGCGTCATTTTTTTTCAATGAGGACTGTCATGATTCAAGAATCCATGCAACTGTACGGCGCGATGACCCTCATCGTGCACCGTGCCAACGGCGAGGTTGAAACTGTTCACAAGGACAACATCATCGTCAACGCAGGCTTTGACTTCATTGCCGATGCCATCGGCAAGTCAGCAAGCCGTCCCGCTGTGATGGGCTTTATTGCGCTGGGCACTGGGACGACAACGGCCGCAGCAACGCAGTCGGCGCTGGTGACGGAACTCGATCGAAACGCTTCGACCTACGCGCACACAGTGGGCACCAAGACATTTGCTTTCACAGCTAACTTTCTGGCCGGTGATGGCACGGGTGCAATCACAGAGGCGGGGGTATTCAACGCTGCATCCGCAGGCATCATGTTTGACCGAGTGGTATTCCCTGTGGTCAATAAGGGTGCCGACGACAGCCTGACTGCTGTGTTCACCTTCACGATGAGCTGATCGATATGCCCGATACGGTGACGGTCACTGAAACCCAGGGAACTCGCTACACCTGGGCATCGGCTGGATTCACATGGTCGAGTACCAGTGCTGGGAAAAGCTGGACAGCAGCCTATCCAGCGGTCTATGGCATTGCTGTAGCCGCAACGCTTGCCTTTGTCCAAGCTGGATCGCGAAGCTGGACAAAGCGTTCTAGTGAAAGCCTTCCAATTTCAGAGGGGCGAAAAAATATATTTACCCTGCGTGAGTCTGAGTCGGTTGGGTTCTCTGAAACCTACTCGGACCTCATCGCTTTTGTTTTGCGCTGGGTTGAATCGATGGCCTTTGCAGAAGGCGTCGCGAAAGGTAATAAAAAACAAGCGGCAGAGTCTTTTCAGGCTGCTGACTACCTCACGCGCGCACTGACAAAAAATACCGGCGAAAGCGTCGCATGGTATGAATCACTTCGGCAAAACAGCATAAAGCGCCTGGCTGACGTGCTGCCCGTCTCTGAATCCCTTCAAAAGCTAATCGTCAAAAACAGGTCCGAAAGCTTTGGACTAGACGACGACTTGGATCGGGTGATCACAAAGCAGGTTGCAGAGGCGATTGCGTTTGCTGAAACCTACACAGACCTGATTGCCTTTGTCTTGCGAGTGAGTGAAAGCCTCGGCATCAGCGATTCAGGCGCTAAGCAGGTAAGAAAGCCACTCATTGAATCCTTTGGCACGTCCGACAAGGTGGGCCGCCAATCGATCAAGCGGGTTGCCGAAGCCGTGGCCATTGGCGAGGCCCTGGGCAGAACAGTGGCATACCGGCGCAACCTCACGGATGGATTTGGTGTGTCTGATGCATTGCGCAAGGCCATGAGGCTGACCGCACGAGAGGCGTTGCTGCTTGCCGAGCAGTACCGCAGGCATGCCAATGGTGTGATCAGCGACATGATTGTTGCAAGCGGTGAGATCACTGAGGATGACTTTGCAGCCATCGTTCAGTCTGGACACCCACCGGGCTACACCGACTTTCGAGACTTCATTCAGGGTGACTACACCTACAGGCGCGCCCTGTTTAGGGCAATCCTCAAATCACGCAATTCAGACCGCGGGTTCATTGATGCTTTGCGCGTGACTGTGGATGTCCCCGACATCTTTGACCGAGGCACGGCCCAGATCACTGATGCTGCTATTGGCGCTGTGGTTGGTTTTACTCGCAGCTTTCGTGTCCCGCCCGAAGTCACTGTGACACACAAGGGCGGCACTGCAGTGGCCATTCCACGCCTCATAGGTTCCATCACGACCACCGGCTTTACGGCCGTTCTTGAAAACACTTCCGCCGCACGCGTGAGCGGCTCCTTCACTTGGATTGCACAGGGGTACTAGATGCAAAACTTCACCGACATACCGTCGTCCAGAACGCTCTCGGATTCGCTCATCGAGATACTGAACAACGACAAGACAGCAATTTCATGCAACAGCGGCACAACGTTCCCAACCACCAATCAACAGGTGGGGATGCTGTGCTACCGAAGCGACCAATTAAAGCTGTACCAATTGATCAGCACCAACCCAGACAGCTGGCGTCTGATCATGGACCTGGCAAGTGGCATCGACACCCAGTTCGCAGCCAAGCTCAACGCCGCCACTTACACGGCTGCCGATGTCTTGGCCAAGCTGCTGACGGTTGATGGTGCAGGAACTGGCCTGGATGCCGATCTGCTTGATGGTCAGCAAGCGACTGCCTTTGCATCAAGCACGCACAACCACAACGCAGCTTATCTGGGTATCACTGCCAAGGCGGTGGATGCTGACAAGCTAGACGGATACGACTCGACAGCCTTTGTGCGATCGGTCAATGGTGCGGGGCCAGATGCCAGCGGCAACTCCACTGTGAACATTGATCTGTCCAGCCGGGTCGCTAAGACCGGCGACACGATGACAGGAAATCTGACGCTGCCAAGCGCAACGATCACAGGCACCGCGCCGACGTTGACGATGCAGGACACGGACAACGTCACCCGCAAGCTGCACGTTAACTCCAACCTGATGGGTTTTCTCAATAGCAGCGATGGTTGGGACATGTACGCCAACAACAGCGGCCAGATTTGGACATCCAACTACGGCTGGCTGCATGACCGGTTTGCTGCCAAGGCAGCAGAGGATCGAATGAACGCTGTATCAACTTTGAATTGCTATGGAAACCTGAACAATCAAGATGCACTTTCCAAAAGTGGAGCAACGCTGGTCGTACAACGTAACTGCAACTGTAATTGCGACTGCCGTTGCTAAGGGGTGAAACATGATTATTGAGATAGTTGATTACCCCAATTCCACCAGCAAGTCCAACTTGCTTCTGGCCACAAATACCGGGCAAGGCGTGATTGCCGCTGTATTTGTGCTTTCCGACGCGCCAGTTCAGCACGCCATTTCTTGTGAAATAGCTTTGCAGCAACTGTCAACAGGCTACGGTGCCGAATCGGTCGAGCGCGACGGTGTGGCGTATGTTCTAACTGGTGTGGCTAACCATGCTCCCGATTCGCTACGGGGCTTTGACGAGCTGGTTGACTATTCAGTTTTTGACTTTTTCGTTGACAGCGTTACCTGGGAACCAAGACTGTCAGCTACCCGGGGCAACAAGATCATCTATTCGGCGCGGCATCGAGCCCTTGTTCGTCGTCAGTTGCTGGCGTCTCTGTACGTGCGGTTTGCAGACGCTGGCTTGGACGAAACCGTGCTTCATCTCGTCAACCATGGAAACGGCTTGGTGACCAACCTGACCCCGGACATTCGGTTTGATGGAACCACCGTGCCCGTCGGTCCGGGTGGTGGAGCCAAGTGGCTGGAGTACATGTGGCACGCCGAGGTTTCGGTAGTCGAGCAGACGCCAAGCGCTATCACTTTCGGTGTCCAGTTACGCAACAACAAGGACAACTCTTTGTGCGAGCGCCAGACGAAACTCCAGATTGAAGCGGACACCGGCTACGTTCCCAAGCGCTCCGTCACCACGGATGCCCAAGGCAAGGCCACTTTCACGGTGCTGCCGCTGGGTTTGACCGCGGGCGACAGCCTCAAGGTGAAGCTGAACACGACGCACTTCACCAACATCGGCAGTGCTGGGGTGACGCTTTGATGGTGCTTTCGGACCGGTTTGACCAGATATTCCCGCGCTTCGTGATGCACCGCCGGTACGAACCCGACCCTGCGTTTCACGCCGATCTGTACCGCCTTGCGGCCGAAGACGCAGCGGCCAACCGAACCGACGGCAGCCAAGCCAACGCGATTGGTCAGAAAGCCACGCACCTGTCGCACTTGCGACACAACTTCTTGCAGGACTGCAAACACCCCGCCGTGCTTCGGCTGATCAAGATGGTGGACCTTGCTTGCCGCAATTACGTGGAGGCGGTCTACCACTACCGCCACGAGGGTGAACTTGAAATGATGAGCGATACGTTCTGGCAGCAGCAAAGCAAAGGGGAGAACGTCGGCATCAACTGCCATACGCACCTGACTTCGCATCTGGTGGCCACCTACTACGTGCGAACGGATCGTGAGCCGGAGGAGAAAAATCCATTGCGCCAGGGCTCAGTGCGCTTTTATGACCCTCAGCATATCAACACGAGGCCCTGGCCCAACAACAACCCCGCTGTTGTAGCCACCTCTTGGTTCAACGTAGTTCCGCAGGAGGGCTCGCTCATCGTTTTTGAAGGCCACCTTCCGCACGACTCAACTTTCTTCGGCGGCCAAGAGCGCATGTGCATTCCCGTCATGGTCAATCTCGTCACCCCCCGGACTCACCTAAAGCGGCCGGTCTCTGAGCTTGTGGCGGAGCAACGCGCATGATCGAAAACCTCGGCCAGTTACGGCTTTGGCCTACCCATATCGGTTTTTACGATCTCGCAGCGCTTGGTCAATTTGAAAACGATCAGCTGCGCCAAGCAGTTCTAAAAAAAGTCGACCTCGATGCGGATTTTGCGCAAGAACTGCGCGTCCATCATCTGGAGAAAGTTGAATGCGAGGCCGTACACCTTTTGTCGCGCGGGGTCTGTGCTGCAGTCACTGATTACTTAGGTCTGGCCGTTAAGACGCTTTGCTTGCGCGGAGTTGTTATTCGCCACGGCAAACATATCTGCAGCCACACCGAGGCGCATGAGTCGGATTTGATGGTGGCTTATTGGCCCGGCGGCAACAGGGCTGATCGAGGAAAGCCTCCCAGCATCGAACCCGCGCGGCATGATGCACCCACTTTTGTGGTGGAAGACCCGTCGCGCCACCTGACAGATCTGCGCTTGCCAGGAGAGATCCGCCACTCGGTCTGCATCAAGCCACGCCCCGGCATGCTGGTGTTGGCCCCAGCGCATTTGCCTCACAACTTGCATCCGTACATGGGGCAAGAGCCCTTTATCCACATCGTTGCGCAGGTTCGCCTGCGCTGGCCCGACCACTACGAGGAGCGTTGGTAATGCCCAACTTCACAATTCATGCGCTTGCCCAGGATGGTCGCAAGCTCGCCCTGAACTACAACAACGAAGCTTCAACCCTCACCTGGGCCGATGGACGGCCCGTCGTTCAGGCTAATCCAGGCACCTTCGGCGACGCACAAGTAGTGTCAGTCGACCTACCGGGTCGCAAAGGTGTGATTCGCACCCTCAAGATCAGCCTTGGTCTGTCCTGTAACTACGAGTGCGGCTACTGCAACCAGCGGTTCGTACCGCACGCAGATTCGAGCAACCCCGGCGACATCGAGCCCTTTGTGGCGCAGTTGACGGGCGCCTTGGTCGAGCCTGTTGAGCGTATCGAGTTTTGGGGGGGTGAGCCCCTCGTGTACTGGAAAACGCTCAAACCGCTAGCTGAGCGGCTGCGCCTGCTTTATCCGGAGGCGCGTTTCAGCATGATCACCAACGGCAGCTTGTTGGACCCGCAGAAGAACGAATGGCTCGACAGAATGGGCTTTGCAGTGGGTCTTTCTCACGACGGTCCAGGCTATCACGTGCGCGGGGCAGATCCGCTGGACGAGCCTGAAAGAAAAGCCGCCATCATGGACCTCTACGAGCGGCTCCATCCAAAAGGCCGCATCAGCGTCAACGCCATGCTGCACGCGGGCAACCGAAGCCGTGCTAGCGTGCAGGCATGGCTGAAAGAGCGCTTTGGTCAAGACGTGAAAATAGGGGAGGGCTCCTTCATAGACCCCTACGACGAAGGCGGGTTGGCCTCAACGCTTCCTAGTCATGCCGATCACATTGACTTTCGCGTTACGGCTTTTAAAGAGCTGCGCTTGGGTACCGCGTCAAGCTTCGGAATTGCCCAGGAAAAGATCATGGACTTCGTTCAGTCTTTACGCGACGCGCGCCCAGCATCTGCCCTGGGCCAAAAGTGCGGTATGGACAAGACCGACAACATTGCCGTGGATTTGCACGGGAATGTGTTGACGTGTCAGAACGTGAGCGCTGCGGCGACCGCCCCCAATGGGAATTCGCACCAGATTGGACACATTTCTAATTTTCAAGCCGTGAGGATGCGCTCTGCAACCCACTGGAGCCAGCGCAAGGACTGCGCCAGCTGCCCGGTGCTGCAACTGTGCAAGGGCTCGTGCATGTTTCTAGAAGGCAAGCTTTGGGATGCTGGTTGTGATGCTGCGTATTCCGACAACCTCCCGTTTTTTGCGGCTGCCATTGAGTACTTGACGGGCTGCATTCCGTTTTACATCGAAGGCGACTTTAGGGCTGATCGCAAAGATATCTTTGGTCAGGTTCACCCGGCCCCAAAGGTGTCTAAAAAGCGCGTGATACCCATCTTGCCTGCGGTCGTGTAAATCCATCCCCAGTATTCAACACGTTCATAACAGCCCGCCTGGTTTTGCACCAGCGCGGGCTTTTTACTTTTGGAGATTCCATGACAGAAGAAGCCACCAACATCCAGTCTGATTACATCCTGAATCTGCGCCCCGAGGACCTCGAT